CGGACGGCACCGACGAGATGCGCGGGTGGTTCGCGGACCGGGCGACCGAGGCGGACCCGATGACGGTGGTCGTGCAGGCGAAGGGCGCCCCGGCGTCGTCGATGCTGGACGACCTCAAGGCCGTGCCGCACTTGACGGTCGTCGAGTGGGCCGGGTCGGACCTGGGTGCCGCGTCGGGCCAGTTCTTCGACCTGGTGACCCGCTCCGGGTTGCACGAGCGCGCGGACGGGCCGCCGGTCCGTGAGGGCCTGTGCCACCTACCGCAGCCAGTTCTCGACATCGCCGCCGGTACCGCCGTCACGAAGCCGCTGGGCGACTCGTGGGTGTGGAACCGCAAGGCATCCCCGAACGACGCCGCCCCGCTGGTCGCCGCCACCGGCGCCGTGTGGGGTGCGATGCAGCACACCGAGGTCCCGTTCGTTTCCGCCTACGAGTCGCACGGGGTTGGGGTGATCTAGTGGGCATGTTCGACTTCCTCAAGCGTCTCGGCGGTTCGCCCGCGACCTACCAGGGCCAGGAGATCACTTACGGCCCGAGCCTCATCCACGACGAGGTGCTTGGCATGGCCCCGGCCGAGGTGTGGCGCACGCAGCCGCACCTGCGCACCGTCGTGACGTTCATGGCGCGCAATATCGCTCAGCTCGGGCTCCAGACGTTCCAGCGCGTCGACGAGACGGACCGCCAGCGTGTCCGAGATGGCGCGTGCGCGCAGATCCTTGCCCGCCCGAACGCGAACACCACGTCCTACGAACTGGTCTACGGGCTCGTCGCGGACCTGGCGCTGTACGACGTCGCGTACCTGCACCTCGCGGCGGACTCGAACGCACCGACGGGCCGGTCGCTGTACCGGTTGCCGCCCACGTGGGTGACCCCGCAGGGTGGTGACGCGTTCGGCTTCGCGTCCTACCGGGTGCAGGCGAACGGCGGGGCGAACTTCGTCGACCTGGCCGCCTCGTCGGTCATCGACTTCCACGGGTGGAACCCGACAGATGAGCGCTTCGGGTCGTCCCCGGTAGGTGCGCTCAAGGCGATCCTGGCCGAGCAGATGATGGCCATGGCGCACCGTCAGCAGGTGTGGCAGCGCGGCGGCCGGATCTCGTCCGTCCTCACCCGGCCGGCGGACAAGCCCTGGTCCGACGCCGCGCGTGAGTCGTTCCGGAGGGACTGGAATAGCAAGTTCACGGGCGACGGATCGCGCACGGGCGGCACGCCGATCCTCGAAGACGGCATGACCATCTCCAAGCTCGACTTCAACGCCCACGAGCAGCAGTTCGTCGAGGCCGCGAGGCTCGCGCTGGCGACGGTCGCGGGCGTCTACCACATCAACCCGACGATGGTCGGCGACAACACAGGCGCGAACTACTCCAACGTCCGCGAGTTCCGCAAGATGCTCTACGGCGACACGCTCGGCCCAGTGCTCGCACAGATCGAGGACCGCTGGAACACGTTCATCGTCCCCATTCTCGACCCGCGTCCGGGCGTGTACGTCGAGTTCAACATCGCCGAGAAGTTGCAGGGGTCGTTCGAGGAGCAGTCCGCCGCGTTCGCGTCGTCGGTCGGTGCCCCGTACATGCTGCGGTCCGAGGCTCGCTCCCGGTCAAACCTGCCGGCCATCCCTGACGCGGACACGCTCGTGGTGCCGCTGAATGTCCTGGTGGGCGGTCAGGCGTCCCCGCGCGACTCTGCCCCGAAGGCGATCGGCCGGGCGACCGGTGAACCCCTGCGGATCAAGGGCCGGGCTCCGCAGACCTACGAGGCGAAGGCCACGGAGGTGCTGACCAAGTTCTTCCGCCGGCAGCGCGCCGTGGTCCTGACCGCCCTGGGTGCGAAGGCCGCGGACGACTGGTGGGACGAGGAACGGTGGGACGCCGAACTGTCCGACGACCTGTTCGCGCTCGCCGTGTCCACAGCCAAGCAGGTGTCGGCCGCGACGCTCAACGCGCTCGGCTTCGACCCGGACGTGTACGACGAGGACCGGACGCTCGCGTTCCTGCGGTCCGTGTCCGACTCGCGCGCCGGCATGGTGAACGCGACCACCCGTGACCAGATCAAGGCCGCCCTGGCTGCCGATCCGGCGGACTACGCCGACGGCGAGGCGCCAACCCCGGGGCACGTGTTCGACGTCGCAGAGTCCTCCCGCGTCCCGTCCGCCGCCGTGGCCCTGGTCACGACGTTCTCAGCGTTCGCGACGACCGAGGCCGCGTCTCAGGCAGCCGGTGACCGGGCGACGAAGACCTGGGTCACCGGGCCGAACCCGCGACCGGAGCACGCCGCGATGAGCGGGGAGACCGTGCCGCTGTCGGAGAACTTCTCCAACGGCCAGGCGTGGCCGGGCGACAGTGCGGGCGGCTCCGCCGACGACGCCGGCTGCAACTGCGAACTGGAGATCAGCGTCACCTGAACCTGACCTACCACCACCGGGCCAACCGTCCGGTGTTCACACCTGCCCGGAGGAGGGCGAGATGAAGATCAAGACTGCATCCATCCGGGTCAAGGCCGGACCGGAGGACGGGCTCGATGAGGGCCAGTTCCTCCTCTATGCCTCGACGTTCACCGACCAGCCCGACTCCTACGGCGACGTCGTGATCCCCGGCGCGTTCGCCGAGGACATCGTCGAGTGGAAGGCGTCGGACAACGTCATGCCCGCCCTGTACGGGCACCGCATGGACGACCCGGACTACTTCATCGGCGGGGTCCTCGAGATGTCCGAGGACGACCACGGCTACCTCATCAAGGGCGAGTTCGACCTGGAGAACCCGAAGGCGAAGCAGGTGTATCGGCTCGCCAAGGGCAAGCGACTCAACCAGGGCTCGTTCGCCTACGACACGCTCGATGAGGCGACCGTTACCCGCGAGGACGGGACCAAGGTCAACGAGTTGCGGAAACTCAAGGTCTATGAGGTGTCGTTCGTACCGATCGGTGCGAACCAGGACACCGAGGTCGTGGCCGTGAAGGCAGTCACCGACGCACTCGTAGCCGGCGTGAAGGCCGGGCGGGTCCTCGCCCAGAAGCACATCGACTCCCTGCGCTCCGCGCAGGAGGCCATCGGTGCCGTCATCGCGGCAGCGGAGGCAGACCAGGACAAGGCCAGCGGTACCGGCCCGGCCAAGGACGAGGAGCCCCCCGGGGCCAAGTCCGAGGAGCCGAGCCCCAACCCGTCCGCACGAGCCCTGGCGGAACTGCACCTACTCACCCTCGTCTGAGGGAGAAGGGGGTTCATCGTGAACCTCAAGGAGAAGCGGGCCGCCGCACTCAAGGCGGCTCAGGAGATCGTCGCGAAGGCCAAGGCTGAGGCCCGGGACCTGACCGCCGAGGAGATCACCGAGGTCGAGACCAAGTCGGCCGAGGTCACGGACCTGGACGCGCAGATCGCGCGAGCCACCAAGTCCGCCGCGCTCGTCACCGCGATCGGTGGCATGGAGCCCGAGGAGAAGACCCCCTCGGACGAGTCGCGGGCCGCCGCGAAGTCGCTCGGTGAGCACTTCGTCAAGCACGCCGGCGCTCGCCTCAAGGAGATCCGCGGCGTGCAGGGCGCATCGGCCACGGCCCCGGAGTACAAGGCCGCGTCCGACACGCAGGTCACCAACGGTGGCGCGTTCGGCACGGTCCTGACCCAGATCGACCGGACCGTCATCCAGGCAGTCCGTCCGCGCCTCGTCGTGGCGGACCTGCTCGGCCAGGGCACCATCTCGGGCAACGCGATCAGCTACTTCGTCGAGGGCGCGCTCGAGGGTGCGTTCACGACCGTCGCTGAGGCTGGCGCCAAGCCGCAACTGCACGTGGTCGACCCGACCGCGGTGACCGACGTCCTCAAGACGATCGCCGGGTGGACGAAGTTCTCCGACGAGATGATCGAGGACCTCGACTTCATCGTCTCGGAGATCAACAACCGGCTGCTGTACGAGCTGGCGAAGTACGAGGAAGCACAGATCCTCGACGGTCCCGGTACCGGTTCGACCCTGCTGGGTCTGCTCCGGCGCTCGGGCATCCAGACCGAGCTTCGCGGCACGGTCGCCTCGCTCGACACGGTCGCGGACACGATCTTCCGGGCCATCACGAAGGTGAGCACGGGGTCGGGTCTGGACGCGGACGGGATGGTCATCAACCCGGCCGACTACCAGTCGCTGCGCCTGTCGAAGGACGCCAACAGCCAGTACTACGGCGGCGGGTTCTTCTCCGGCGCCTACGGCAACGGCGGCCTGTCCGACCAGCCGAACGTGTGGGGTCTGCGGACCGTCATCACGCCGGCGATCGCGGCCGGGACGGTCCTGGTCGGTGCCTACGGGCAGGCGGCCACGCTGTACCGCAAGGGCGGGGTCCGGGTCGAGTCGACGAACTCGAACGCCTCGGACTTCGTGTCCGACCTCGTCACGGTGCGCGCT